CGTTCAACCAAGCCTTCCATAGCAACCTTCGCAAGTTCTTTATCAGGGCTCTTGTACTGTACTGGAAGAAGATTGAGACCTTCCTGAATGCCATAGTCTCCTACTGTATCTGCTAATAGGAGTGTGTTTGAGTATATGTCTGGTCTATCAATACCCTGCGATTCCATGGCTGCTTTAATCTCTTCATATGAGAGCAGGTGAATATCAAACTTGTTAAATGTAATCTGACGGTCTTCGCCATAAAGATAGTCAAGTCGTTCCATCATGTCTTTTTTCTTTTTTGATTTTTCATATGTAGCATCTTTTACAAACTTGCCATGTGTATTTAAAAGCAACTTAAATTCTTGAACTTCTTTTTGTGATGAATCAACATGGTGGCAGTCTGGAGTAACAACAACCTTAATTCCAAATTCGTCTGCTAATTCTATAAGATACTTATTTATGTGGGGTTCGTTATGTGGCATTACTTCAATATAGTAGTCATTGCCAAACCGTTCTTTAAACCAAGAGATATATTTCTTAGCAAGAGCAAATTCTTCTTCTTCTAACGCTTTTACAAGTACACTACTTGGGCAAGCAGATGTTACGATAATTCCTTCTTTGTATTTTTCTAAAATAGTAAAGTCAAATCGTGGCTTTTTAAAAAAACCATCTGTCCAAGATAGTTCACTAATCTTGTTGAGGTTTTCTAAACCAATTTGATTCTTGGCTAGAAGGATAATGTGATTGTAGACAAGATCTTGTTGACCTTCTCTTTCAGACTTATCTCGTGTATCAGATATGTCTGCACACATGTATCCCTCTAGCCCAAGAATTGGCTTTATGCCCTTTGCTTTTGCAATACGGTGCAGTTCCCTATGCCCAGATAAAGTACCGTGGTCGGTGATAGCAATTGCTGGCATCCCCAACTCAACTGCACGGTTCACGTATTCTTCTGGAGTAGCAATCCCATCAAACAAACTAAAATGGGTATGGACATGTAGGCCTACGTAGTTCATCTTACCAATCAGCGTTGGTAGATGAAGTTACTGAAGGGCCATCAAAGCCCAGGTAGAACGCTTCTTGTTCCGCATATGGAATCTTCTTTAGTGCTGACTCCAAAGGATAAGGTTCGATATCTTTCCAATCAAATGGTTCCTTATCTGGTGCTGATGGAATTAGTGTGTAATTAGTTTCAGTACCCTGACCATTACGCTTTAACTTCCATACTACGTTTGAGATGCTTCCTGTTTCAAGAGCATACTCACGAATTGTATTAAATGATGATTGCTTGCTGATACCCATTGACCAGATAGCAACATATGGTGCTTCAATGCCATCGTCAACTAGGACGTTGCAGTAAAAGCGAAGACGGCCACGCCATCCAGCCTTTGGATCTTTACGGTGCATTTCTTCTGCCCAGTCACGGCCTTCTGTTTCCATTGTGTCTACAGCCTTTCGCTTGTAGTCCTTTGGATTTACATGCTCCTTAACAACAAGTGCTAAGCCACGCTTTTCTGCATAGTTTGCAGAGTCCTCATCAAGTTCTTCAATGAATCGGATTTTTACAGACTGACCGTCTGCTAGTTTGAGCCACTTTACTTTTGGCCCTTCGTTTTCATACTTTGGTCTATCGAGCAGGGCATTAATGTTCTTGATTCCCTTTACAATGCTCATATTTTTTCTCCTTTGTGTGTTTGTATTAGTTTAGCATAGACTCTATGGTTTTGTCAAACGAAGACCTTAAACTTTTAATTTCTTCGTCTGGCATATCGCCTATGTCTTTGTATTGTTTATTTAGTTGTATAACGGAAACACGAGATCCAAGTTTTTCAATTATCCTGTTTTTCATGTTTCCTCCTGCCTCATCATTATCTGCAATAACAAGAATGTTATTGAAATACTTCTGAAGCAATTCTATTTGTTTTCCTGAGACATTGGCCCCAAGCGTTGCGACTGCAGGTATGTCCAATTGGTCAAGTCTGATTACATCAAACGAAGACTCTACTACATATACTATATCAGATTTCTTTACACGATGCAAGTTGAAAAGAGTTTTGCTTTTAGGCAGACCTGGAGTATTTTTAAAGTCTTTACCTTCAATGGATCTTCCAACAAAACCAAGGGGTATGCCGTCTGGACTATGCACTGGAACTGTAACCATATCCTGTTTTTCTGAATACCCTAAAGAAAATTTAACACAAGACTGTTTAGTTAATTTACGATACTGAAAATAATTTTTGGCTCTATCAGATGCAACAAGGTTGTTATGAAGTCTTTTTATAATTAGTTCGTCAAATGGCCTGTATTGTTCTTCTTTGATAAGAGCACGATCAATCTCTATAGCAAGATTACTTGCTTTTTCTTTACTCTTTATAAACCTTGCTGCCTCAAAATATGTTCTGCCAGAGGTATGCATTACTAACTCTATTAAGTCTGCAGACTTTTGACATGAGAAACAAAAGAACATCCCATTGGTTTTGTGTACTTCTGCTGCGGGGGTTCTGTGATTATTATGAAATGGACAAAATATTATAAAATCTGCATCTAGTTCTGACTCGACTGTTGTGCCTGATCCTGCAAGGACTCTTTTAACTTGCTCGGCTGTATAGGGACTAGGCTGGTTCCGTCTATTCCTGCTATCCATTCGCTTTTCCTTTTCCCTGCGTAAACTCCGTGTACTGATAATTCAAATTCAAAAAAGTCTTTACTATCATTATACCGTAAAGTGAAGTCTGGGTCAATGTCAATTCTTGGAACATACCCACTCAACCTCATCTCTGAAACTAATAATCTTACGTATTCTATTTTTAATCTTCCAAGCAAAGCCTCGTCTTGGATTATGCCACTTATATAAAACCTTTTAAGTGGCTTGTGATGATAGAAATCTGGAGGGATGTTCTCCTTAGTTTGTGACATACCATATTATAACTACTTATCTTCATAGTCTTTGTATCTATAGTATCCCTTGTCAAAATCGCATTGGACCAGGAAGTCTCCCATAAATCCATTACGATTCTTTCTAAAGGCACACTCAATGATATCGCTATTGGCACCACGACCTAAAGCAAGTACCCAGTCAGCATCGTAGGCAATCTGTCTAGACCATGCTGTCTGACCTAAAGTAGGAACCGTAGACAGGTCGTTGACATCGTCTGGGGTAGCAGAAGAGATAGCAATAATAGGAACCTCTTCACCAATAGCCATTAGTTTTAGTTCTCGTGAAAGGTTCTTCATTCGTACCGTTTCATTATCTGACTTTTGATTAGGTGCCATTAACTGAAGGTAGTCAACGATTACAAAGTCTGGCTTGTACTGGTCAATCTTTCCACGAAGAACAGATGGGTTGATTTCCCCACCCTGATCGTTTGAGATAATGTGAAACTCTGGTTTGCCTTGTAGGTTTTTTTCATGCCATTCCTTAAGCATGTCCAACTCTATCTCTCCGTTACTCAACTTTCTGTGTGACCAACGGCCCTCACCCATGATAGTAAAGACACGATTACGGACTTCCGTTTCGCTCATTTCAAGGCTTATGACCAGTGGGCTACGACCCTGTTTCCAGGCCTGTACAGCGAAATAGAGAGCCAACCACGACTTTCCGATACCTGGGTATGCCAAGAAGACTCCCAACTGCCCTGGCATGATTCCAGAGGGTAAATAGTTATCAAATCCTGGCAAGCCAGTCTTGATGCCAACATGTCCTAGGGCTTGTTGCTTCTTTACATTTTCAAAGTAAGCAATCGCAGACTCTAGGTCTGTTACATCAATATCACGAATAGCAGCAGTATTCTTTTTTAGTTCTGAGGTCTTTGTGATAAGACCCTCTAAAGCCTTGCCACCCTCACCCTGTTGAACATCGGTGGCAGCAGACCTTAATATGTCTTTTAGGCTGTCCCGTAGATACTCTCCCTGCAACTCTTCAAGGTGATGCTTTGTTGACCCAACACCTGGCACTGGATCAAAGTCACGAAACTTTTCTCTTACTAGGTCTGTTGGCGGAAGAGATGAATTATTCTCAAAATAAAGTCTTATGAAGTTCCAGATATCTCCATGAGTTCTAAGAAGATTGTCGACATTGGCCTGTAGCAGAACATGAATATGCTTATCCTGAAGAACGGCAGTGATTAATTTTGACTCTGTGTTATTCACTTAGCCACTCCTTAGCCATTCGTCTACGCTCTGCTCTCTCTTGACTATCTTTCAGTCTATCTTTTTTTGCCTGTAATATTTTTTCTGCATTATATGCAAAGTAATTCCATGATGGGGTTTCTGAAACAGCAAAGTAATACTCAAGTATATCGTAACATCCTGGCAAGGTGTAGGACTCAATGAGAGCATCAGATGCCCACTGTTCTACATTTAGGTTCAGAGATGGCTTTGATTCGTACCTTGCGGTATGATACTTGCTGTATCTTGAAAGCAAAGCCATACGGTCTTTGCGTTCAGCCATTACTTCTCTTCAGCCTCGGTTTGTGCTTCTAAAATCTTGGCAGTTAATTTGTCTTCAACAAACTTGTAGACACGCTCAAAAGCCTGATCGGTATTTTCTCCGTCACGCTTAGAGTCAACTACTCCAAGGTCAAGTCTTAGTGATTGAAAGTTTCCTAGATTTAATGTGTACCCCAGT